TGATCTGTTTCCTCGTTGTCAATAATCTGATCGCCTGCATAAACTACCTTACGGAGTTCTGCAATCCCATCACCATCAAAGTCGGTACGAATATAGCACTCGAACAACTCTACTTCTTGCATCGTAAAGTCTAGGCTTTGTGTCTCGTCTGGCATCTCGCCTGCGCTGTACCTTGCTACTCTTTCAGGAGTGTAAGTAAGGTCGTTATACGCTGGCATCTTGTCCACTTTGTCTTGTGGATAGCCCATAGCAATTAAGTCTGAACGAGTCTTGACTGTGCGATGTGCAACAAATCGTGCATTTTTGATGCTCTTGTCTCGCTTAGCGATTAAGAACTCCTCTGGTGGCACATTCTCTACACAGACCTTGCCAACTTCTTTTTTCTTCTTGATGACTACATTGTAAGAAAGGATAGGCATACCCATTGGGTCTATACCGACTTCCTCTGTCTCTTGGCTGATTAACTCCATCTCGCCATCAGCAAACAGAAGTGTTAGTTCTTCTGCGTTTAAACCTTTGTATTCTTCTTTAGTAGGATCTTCGCTATCCTCCCACCAATACTTAACGATTCCGTTCTTCTGTAGAAGTGCATCCTTCATCCAGTTATGTAGGATGATGACACCATCGTTATCGCTAAAGAACACATAGTTCGTAAGTTCGGTAGCTTGCTTGGCGAACTCCTCGTCTCCTGGCATCCTTGGCTCGAACCGACCTAATTCGTCTGATCCAGCAAAGATACGCATTAACTGAGGTAAAGCACCATCTACGACCTCGGCTACTTCGCCTGTTACGATCTTAGAACGACCATCTACCTCGTTTCCATACTCGTAACGATTGTAGTAGTTGATCGCCTTTGTGCGTTGCTCTACTGTCTCGGTCTCTACATAGCCGATAGCATCGTCTATCTCTGCTTCGAGAATGACCTTTAGTTTTTGTTCATCCATTTATACGATCCATGAAGTTTTTACTGTTATCGGTTGCGACCAGGTGTCTGCACCTTCATCCAATGCTACTGCCGTATATCTCCATGCATCTGCTGCATGGGAATTTTGGTCATGCAATGGAGTCTTGCTAAATAATTTAGTATCGGGATCTACATCATACCGATAATGCCTTAAAGCCTGTAAACCTTCTGCACACCTATTTTGATCAAAGTAACAGCGATTCATTAACATTCTAGCTGCGTTTATACCATCTGCAATAGACAACTTTTGTGTAATTCTAACTGGCAAGCCCATGCCTTGCATGATGTCTTTAACAGATTTACCTGTCATATTCTTATGCTCTGCATCATGTGGTAGCCAATGGTCTCTGTATGTATAGCCTTTAGTTTGTAGAATCTGAACATAGTGATCAATTGTTTTTTGACAATTTTGATAGAAATCAATAACCCTTACCTCACCACCAGCCACTGTTTGTATAAACCAAATACTATTCAAATCTGACCACCCAATATCCCAAAATGTAGATACAGGGATGGTTAAATCTATATGGATATCTTTGATCCTTTTTTCTTCTTGAGCCTTTCTAAGCTCTGCTGCATATACTGCACCATCTAAAACTTGTCTTGTGTTTCCTTCCCAAACATTGAGATATGCATCCACATCCCTAGCTTTTAAGTCATCCTTCTCGTTTCTAAGGACTTGTGGAAACCAAGGATTGTCTGACCAGTTTACTTTTTGCACTACTGCGTTTACTGGTGGAACAACAACAAACCGCTTATATGTTTCGTCTGTATCTAACTCAGGGTTAAATGTAATCCATATCTCCGAGTCATCCTTACGAATTGTAGGAAGAAGTACATCCCAACTAGACTTAGATACTGTCTGCGCTTCTTCTACCCAACATACATCAACTCCCTCAAAAGACTTAATCTTTGTTACATTGTGCTTTAATCCAGCAAACAAAAATTCTGTGCCGTTTTTGCCATATATAACAGTATTTTGTATTTGATAGAAATCATCCAAACCTAATGTTTTAATTTGGTCTGCTAAAAGAGCATGAACAGAGTCTGTAATTGAGTTTTGTAGTTCCCTAGCACATAGAACTCTTAAAGGTTTTTTTATACCTGTAAGAAGTAATGCTCTTGCTACTCCCCAAGATTTACCAGATCCTCGCCCACCATACAACACCTTGTATCGTTTTGGTTCGAATAAGAATCCTATCTTTTCTGGAAACTCTACATCAATCTCCATTGGGCTTCTTTAAAACAATGTTTACTGTACTTAATGTTTCAAATAAACCGCCATCTGCGCCTGTAATCTCTGTAGACTGAACAGGCTTACCATCTATCCTGTCCATGACTTCCTTGATTGCCCAAGGCTCTCCGGCTTCTGCTGACTTGACTAGTTTCTCGGTAATGTTCCTGAGTTTCTTTCGATCCTCTTGTACTAGGGCTACTCTTAGTGCATCGTAAAAGAGCTTTCCCTTTTTACCATTCTGGTTGCCTGTAGGTGCGCCACCTTTATTAGTTGGCTCAACTTGTAGATTGTTGTTTTCTGTAGAGTTTTCCATTCCATTCCCTAGGGGTTGATGGTTGATGATGTTGCTATTCTACAACAGATTTACCATTTAACTTTGTCTGCAACAGCCTTACAAAGATTTATAAAATAATCTTGGTCAAACTGTTGTTTCATAAAATTTATGTCTTTATGAACTAATTGGACATTTTCTAATAAATAACCTTCTGAGCTATCAATTCTATCAATTGATGCTGTTGCTGTTAAAGCACAAACACCATCTTGTTTTGTATATAGATTCCAAATATCTTCAATGGTTAAATCCCATTGATAACCTCTTGAAATTCCACTTTTCATTTTTATGCTAAACCATGTAAAAGGAATTGTGTTATATCTACCTTTAAAATTATTATCATGGTTACTACAAGACTTGCATTTCCAATTGCCTCGGATTGCACTTGTTAGATGATCTTTTCTGCCATAACTTTGTTCAGCGCCACAATCAGGGCAATTTTTTGTGTAAGTCTTTGATTTTACTACCATTTCACCTTGTCCGACCAATAGGCTGCACTCATCTTGCCTTTAGCGATGTTGCTTGCATGACGAGCCTTAAATGATTTCTGTCTTGCTTTGCCTGCCTCGGTCTTGGGATTAGCACCTGCACCACTTACGCCTTGTTGACCAAATCGTATTGTCTTTATCTTATCGCCTTCTTTTGCTACGACTACATGGCTTTTAGTAGGGTGATTTGGAGTTCTTTTAGGTTTATTAAATCCAGCTACACCGATTCTTTCTATGATGCCTGCTGCCTCTCTAATTTTCATTAGAACCTCTGTCTATAGAAAACGCTTGGCATTAAGCTATTACCAAATGCTTTTCTAACTTCTGCGCCAAACTCTCTGTTTTTAGCTAAATCTCTAATTGTGGCATCTATACCTGTAATATCGTATCTTGCTGATCTGCCTTCGTATGGTGTACCCATAGCGTAAGTAATGTCTTGACCACCGCCAGACACTCCTAATTGCAATCTTACCCTCTCATCTAGTGGCAACTCTGCTCCTACTCTGCCACCCATACCAACACCTTTTACAGATCCTTGGTTAAATGTAGACATTCCACCTTGTAGACTAATTGGTGATGGTTCATTCTTTGGCATCTCTGATGCAAAACCTAACAATGAACTTAATCTTTGTGTTGGCGATGCTTCTTGATTTGAAATTTTGTCTACAATGCTTTGTGTATCAATATTTGGCATACTAGGCGAACCCATGTATGGCATCATTGCAAAAGATACATCTGATGGGTTTCTTTGTGGCATATCCATCATTGGTCTATCTGGCACAAAATTCATAGGCACATAATTCATTGACCTAAGTTTTTGGTTTGCTATTTCGCTTGCCGTTAAATCTTGTTGACCATAGCCAAGCAATCCCTGTAATCCAATACTAGAGAGTAAATCGTTTAAATCCATTTATTTCTTGTATCGAGCAGACTTACCAGCTTCTGACATAGCGATAGCGATGGCTTGCTTGGGGTTGCTTACCTTTTTACCAGAGCTAGACTTTAGTTTTCCAGCTTTGTACTCGCCCATCACTTTACCGATTTTCTTTTGCGACTTAGACATTTTCATATAGATCCTCTAGGTTATATTTACACCACAATAAAGGTGCTTGCTCTCCATCTGCCATGCCTCTTGCGATATGTTGTTGTATAGAAACAACAGTAGCACCTAGTGTGCTAAGTCCATCCACCATATCAGGGTAAACCCTATGCTTAAATCGTTCTGCGTTTGCCTTGCTCGCCTCGGACTCTCCGTTGGCATCGTAGCCGTTAGAATCATGGTCTAGGGCGATAAAAGTACCATCCTTATATCCTAGGGGTATCCCGACTGATTCGAGCCTCTTGGCAAGATCTGTGTCCTCGTAACCCCATCCCCAATAAGTATTTGAGTATCCGTTACAGGCTTCAAAATGCCACTTCCGCATGACTGCAACTGCTGCTAATCCGTAGCGTTGCGCGATTACTGCTCTGTCTGTGCCATGTCCTACTGGTCGTTTATCCATGCCATACCAGACTATTCTGCTTGGTAGGTTAGGTTCGGTGTAGTCTGCCCACATCGGCATATAGTCTACATCGTGAAAACACACATAATCGATCATGCCTGCACAAGCTGCGTAAGCATGATTGACTATTGCGCCTCGGTTAAAAGGTAGATCGTCTGCTTGTTCGGCTAGAACAAACAATGGTTCTATGTCGGTATTTCTACGAAAGAATGAGACTGTATGAGGTAGCATCTTTTTTAGATGCTCCTCTCTGTTTCGGTAGGGGATGATTATCCCTAATCTCACTTTTTCTTTGGCTTTGCTGTTTTTGCTGCTTGTTTAAAAGCCTTGGCTGTTGGTGCACCTGCTGTGCCTGGCTTACGCATTTTCTCACCAGATCCTTCGGCTATGCGTTTTCTCTTTGCTGCGATATTGCTGTAGAGACCCTGTTTCAATCTTCTTCCCCTTCCATTTCATCTTCCATTTCTTCTTCGCCTACAGCTTCCCAAGCCATGCAGCCTCGTTCACCTTTGCAGACAAAATCGAATATTTCGCAATGACCCATGCCTTTAGGCACTCCGCACTTGCTCATTTCTTCGCCTGTTTCGTAGTATTCACAGGCTTTGCACTTGCCTTCGCCATCCTTACGATCACCATATTCGGCTGTAAGAACTGCTTTTTTCATGTTGCCTTTGTTAATATCGGCATCCATTGTAGAGAGTGGGCAAGACTCGGTATCGGACTCTAATAGACCGCCCTCGGATTTCTCAGCCATCTTTGGCTCTTTGCCTAGCAGACCGATCATTATTGACATACCTTTTTCTTTCATATCGCACCCAAAAAAAAGCCCTATTTCTAGGGCTATGAAGAAGAATCACTAAATTCTGGGTGCAATGACCCAAACAAATTATAAAGCATTTTTTGGCTGTCTACAATGAAAACAAACAAATCTTTCATTAATCCCATGATTGTAAATCTCGAAAATTCCATTCTCCGTTGTCTTTCTCTCCTGACACCTTGAGCAGATTCGCATAGTGATTGCTTTTGGCTTTCTTGTCGAGTTGGTCTTGGAGTCGTTTTTTAGCATTGTGTAGATCTGTCTCGAATCGTTTTGTAGATATTCTTAATGTATGGGCTAGTTGATTCTGACTAGCGTATGGATGGCTCACATAACGAGCCTTTAGTATCTTTCTAAGTTCTAATGGTAAACCCTTAACTGCTTCTTCAATAAGCTCACCATCTTGGTTGTCAGGCTCGTAGTGCGGTTCTTCTGGTGCGTATAGGTTGCCTAGTTCTGGAATGTAGTTCTTTTTGTTTTTTATTGTGTTCGTCTCTAAGATTAATTGAGGTTTCTAATTTAATCCCTAGCCTTATTTCTACAGACCTTCTTCTATTTTGTACTGCCCTAGGACTCA